TCCAATACCCACATTAATATTACTACCATCATCAACAAAAGAGACTAATCTTGCGGCTGTTTCTGTTGTACCTACTTTGATAAATAATTTACCCGCACCTAATCCCGATGATCCTCCCGTACTATAAAGTCTCCAATCTTGTCCACTAGTTGCGGTATTAATTAAACGTAAAGTGGTATTATCTGTTGCGCTTGTTATTGTTAATCCTCCTTGATTAGTTGTAGTTGTTATTGTTGTATCACCCCCCGATGAGATGGTAAGACGTGTGGCTAGTGTTCCACTATCAGCAGTTTTAAAAAATAATTGTCCAGTGTTAGACGTTATTTGATCATATTGAATTTGAGAATTTATGTTTGAATTACTACTATCATAAAAATTAATATTTCTAGTAGCACTTCCTTGTAAACTTAAATTTCCACTTACCGTTACACTTTTATAAAAAGTAGCCGTACCACCTGATGAAATATTAAATCTTGATTGATTTGATGTCCAAAGAGAAACAGAATCAGCCGTAGTAGTTCCCAGACTTAAAGTTTGATTCTTAGATAATACCGCACCGCCTCCACCAAAGAATGATCCCGTTCCACCGTCAATTTCTAGATATTCAGTAGCCGCATTTTGATTATTTGCTCCAACAATTAATTCGTTTGATGGTATGTAGGTTTCGCCACCTAAAAATAATTCGTTACTACTCTGAGTAATTACGCTATTATTAAAGGTTGTTGATGTGGCAAATTTAGCAATCGTGCCAACCGTTCCGCTTCCTTGATCTTGAGCATCGACATAAGCCTTGATGCTTTCCGATGTTGCTACCGTTGTCGCTGATGCCGTTGCGAAAGTGTCATCATCCAATACCGCTGATCCTGAGATGCCCGTGTTTATAACGGGACTTGCAGTTGTAAGCGTTCCGCCAACCGATGCGTCCGCACTCATTGTCACATTTCCCGACAAAACCGAGGTAGTAACAATATCCAAATCGTTGCCTTGTAGTTGTCCCGATGCTACTACGTTGCCCGTTGCTGATCCAACCGTAAATTTATTTGTGTTTACTGAGAAATCTCCCGCAATATTTGATCCTAAAGTTGTATCAAGCGATCCCGTCACGGTCAAAGCCGTTCCCGATTCTGAAACGATTGAATCTGATATCGTTGAACCCGTTGCCCACTTGGTAAGAGTTCCCGTTGTTCCCGTGCCTTGTACTCCCGTTTGATCTAAACGTTGCCATACTCCCGTGGTGCTAAAAATTGCCCAATCTCCAACCTCCCAATCTGTGATTCCGTTGAGGTTTGTTGATCCCGCAACGTTAACTATGTAGTAAAATCCTTGAGTTCCGACGCTACTTGTTAAAGTAGGTGTATTTGTGGAGGCATTCCATGATCCTTGGTATTGTAATCCTTCAGCAATTCCGTTTATTTGGCTTTGTAATTTACCGAAAGCAATCAACATGCTATCAGTAGCCAATATAGTGGCTCCTGCGGGACTTTGTAACCCTGTCAACACTTTATCTATTACTGCTGAGTTAGTCAATGTAAGAGCCGCAGAGACGTTCGTAGTGCCATCTATTGAAGGAGTGACTCCCGTGGCTTCTCCCGTCAAGGTTATTGTCCTTCCATTTGCCCAAGCAGTTGCCGTGTCAGCATTACCCGTTAAATCGCCCGTAACGTTTCCGATAACGTTACCCGTATGCAATCCCGTTGTGTTTCCCGTGAGATTTCCCGTGACATCTCCAACAAGGTTGCCCGTAACATTGCCCGTAACATCACCCGTTAAATCTCCCGTTACATTACCGATTACATTTCCCGTGTGTATTCCCGTTGTGTTTCCTACAACATTACCCGTTACGTTACCCGTTAAATCGCCCGCTACATCTCCAACTACGTTTCCCGTGTGAAGTCCATTTGTGTTTCCCGTTAAATTACCCGTTACATTTCCGACTAAATCAGTAATAATTGAACTAGGTAAACCAACCGTTAAGACTTGACCCGTTGCCGCAGTTGTGATTTCGTTGGTTGTTCCTTGAATTGTTAATGTCTGAGAATCTAAATCAACCGATCCGTTGCCGCTTGTTCCTGCAAAATCTAAGTCTTGAGCAGTTACAACAGAATCAACATAAGCCGTTGTAGCAACCTTTGTTGAGTTATCCCCTGATGATTGAGTTGTGGCAGTCGTAGCGGTGTTAATAGTGCCGTTTAAGTCACCAACAAAAGTTGTTGCCGTTAGTGTTCCCGAAATAGTGACGCTACTTGGCAACCCGATGGTCAAAGTCTGACCACTTCCGTTTGTTGTGATCTCGTTTGCAGTTCCTAAAACGCTAAAAACTTGACTATCCAAATCAATAGATCCCGTTGTGCCTCCATCTCCACTAAAATCTAGGTCTTCAAGAGTAATTTGAGTAGCAACGTAATCTATAATTGCGGCACTCGTTGGGATTGTGGTGTCATTATCGTTGTTAATTAAGCCATCTGCCGCATCAACAAACTTTGAAATGGTTATATTTTCACCGATATCTTTTAATGAGCCAAAAGAAATTATGCCCGTAGCTTGAAAATCGCCTAAATTACTAAGTGATATGCCCGTTGCGTTTCCTGCGCCATCACTAATCTCTGATAGTCCCGCCCCAATTATAGACGTGTCTAAGGTTTTGAGCAGTCCTTGATAGGTGTCTGCTATTCTAGTGTTAAATAGAGTTGCCATTTTTTTCTTTTTTTATCTCTTTGATTTTCTGTAAAAAAATTCTCAGCTTTTCAGCGTTTTTATCTTTTAATTTCATTGGTTTAATCATAACACCCATCCATTGTTTAAAGCATCATAGCTAGGATACAAGTCGTCATTTGTGTTCAATGTGTATTCGGGATAAGTCGTTTGATTAAACGCCATAAAATCAATGAATCTTCGCGTGTACCAATCCGCTTGAGTGCGACACTTCTCAATTAAAAAGTCAACTTCTTCTTTGCTGACCGTTTCTGAGTTCTCAGATGAGTGTTTATACACACCGCCATTCCTTATCTGATATGCTGCAAATGGAATGTAGTCAACTTGGGCGTACCAAATCAACATAGGCTGAAGATATTCGTTCAATAAAGTCTTGTATGCCGCGTTAGCGGGTAAATCAATATCACTATTCCCGATTAAAACACCAATTTTATCGTACAATTTTGTCCCCGTGAATTGCTGAATAGTAACAACTTGAGCCGTTTTGATGAATTGAATGAATTTATCCGTGTCAATGTTGCCATCTAAAATGCTATTGCGGACAAGATCCGTTCTATTAATAAATAATACTGTTGCCATAATTTTCTATTTTGGATATGCGCCTTTATTCGGCATGTCAAACGGAGCAATTTTTGCTTGTTTACGCCCACTTGGTCTTGGCATATAACTCTTTGGAATTGTTCTTGTCTTCTTATAATCCTTCAAATCATCTGATTCTTCAGTTTTTTTCTTTAATCTGTACAATACTTCCATCCACGCGTGACGACAATATATGCCGCCTTTGAATTTAAAGAGGTCATATGCCCTGCCTTTGTGACCTAATTGATCGTTTACCTTATCCCTTGACGCTCTGTCAATGTCCTCTAATCTATAAACAACGCCGTCATTTGATAGTTTCATCATGTTATAACAAAACGGTCTTGATTTGTACGTGCTTTTTCTCTTTCCGTCCTTATCTTTTTGGAGTGATTTTGCGTTGCTTTTCTTAAAATACTTGTATCGAACCTTATAAACGCTTTTATCAAGGATGCTAAACCCGTTTGGCTTTGCGTAAATTTCATTTTTTAACTTTTGAAACAATCCTTCTTTTTCTTTAATACAAATATTTGCCCAATCTTCAATAGATAAATCATCTGTTTCAGCCTCCCGCTCATCAACGATCTCCCATTCATCGCTCATTTTATCGCCTGATAAAGAATCTAATATTTGATCACCCAATTCGACGGGTAATTCATCCCGTAAATCATCGTGATTCTCACAAGGCATGTAGTAAATTTCGCCGTCAATCTCGTGTTCGTGATGACCTTTACAACCCATTTGTTCCGCCATGCTTTCGGCTTCTTCAATAGTTTTGTAAGCCACTTGACCGTCAACTTCTTTACTCATTTTTACACCCGTTTCTTCTTCAATAGCTTCGTCATCTTGTAGTGACGTATCAACTTCAGTGAATTCTAGCGGTTGTAAAGTCGTGAAATATAGGTTTAATGAAATATCATTGTACGATAATAGCTTGTCAAAGCAATCAATCAGCAACTCTTGAAACGGTCTGATCACGGTATTGTCCATTAATAGACTCGCAGTCTTAATTTCTTCAGCGTTATTGCCTAAACCTGAGTTGTCTTTGATCCCTAAAAGCATTGGGGAAACAATCCGATGCGCCACCATTATCTTCTTCGCGCTTTCATCCGAAAGAAATTGGTATTGGTTGTGCGCATCTGATAGTTGTACGGGCGTTATTTCTGCTTGAGACTCCTTGTTATCATTAAAAGCTAGTATAAACTTACCTGCGTTTGAGGATCCTGAGAATTTTGACGCAATTCTTTGCTCAATTAATTCCCGCTCCTGCTGATTTGGTGTCCCATTATTAAAGTTAATAAGCATTGAGGGACTTAATCCATTCATTATGTTATTCAAGTGGTAGTTGGATATGTTTTCTTCCAACTCCGCATATTGAATTCCGCCTTGATAATCAACGGGGGAATAGTAATAAAACCCTGCGCGATAAGGTTTGATGTAATAAATCTCAATTGATTCATTTGACATACCATATGCGGGGATTCTCAAAGGCTTATCACTTGGTTTTATACCAATCCAATCTTTGAAATAGTAATATGCAGGGATCTCACCCTCATCATCTGCCTTTTCCGCCCTTAAAGTCTCAATAGGGAAATGCTCAAGTTGTGATATGCTATTTCTATCCTTTGAATAAACGACTTGAATTGCCGCTTGTCCCATAAGCTTTAAATCATAGCAGAGCTTTCTCACGCAATCCTTATGTAACAAGGTTATCATCTGCGCATATTGATCGGGTTTTTTAGCCGCATCAGTCGCGTTTAATCCTTTGCCGTAAATGGCTTGACTTATTCCGTTGATAGCGGCGTTGTTTGTCGGACTTCCGTTGTAACGATCAATTAAAAATTGGAAATAATCGTTGTCAGCACCGTACGCAACCCAATCTTTGTTTGCAACTTCTTGTACCTCAGGACTTGTGTATGTACTGAGGTTTATCACTCCAATTTCAGAATCGTTTTTAAAACCTTTCTTTGAAACAGATGGTGATGAATTTTTTTTATTTCTTTTCATGTCACAATATAATCATTGTTGTACGAATTATTGGTTGTGTATTGACCCTCGTTGAGTTTGTAGTATTCGTTTTTCGTTTGATCAATAGTTTGATCGGTACAAAAAATGCGGTCTGAGAATATTTCAAAAACGTTTAAATTAGATTCGTTCCATTTTGTTATTTCAGACTCCCATAAATTAAAATTTGTGTTCCAAAAATTATAATCTACATACAAACGAATGTCATAAAAATGATTTTGAACTAATACGGGACTAAATGTCAAGTTAAATGTCAAGTAATTTCCTACCGTTGTTGCCGTTGTCACTTCATAGACTTTTGTAACATTTGTGCTATCATCTCTGAGGTCAACGCTAAATTGTCCCGTATATTCTCTTGGAATGATTTTAAGGGTCTGAGCAGTTGATAAGGTTTTTAATATTATCATATATAAGTATAACGTAAAAATGGCGTTTGTTTTACAAAAAAACACTCAAAAAAAAAGCAGTCCCCCCTTTGAAGACTGCTCATTAATTAACCAAACCAAAATCAACCCGTTGGGGCAATCTGAGTTCCTGCAGTTGCCGTTGTAATCAACGTTGATGTAATAAAGTCAGCGGCTCTTTCTTCCATTGCTTCCATTGTCAATGTAAATCCTGACAAATCGCCTGCCGCGGTTCCCGTGACAACACTACCCCCCGTACATTCAGCACCGTTTTCTAATCCGACAATAAACATATTGCCATAATAATCTTCAACCGCAATTTGAGGTCTTGCTTGAGCAATTAATTGTATCTCTTGCTGAGTTGCATTGTCCAAATATGTCAAAGTCAAATTTAAAGTCTGAGTATAAAAAGTTGTACCCGTATCCCTTGAACTTGTAATTGTTGTTTCAAGTGACGAAGATCCTTTTACATCAAACTTATATACAGTAGGCGTTCCGCTTATCGCAGTAATTTCACCGTCAGTATAAGTAGCATCACCCAAATCTCCAAAGTCCATAAAATAGGCGGCTTTGATTCCGCCAAAAGCTGATTTACAAGGTAGCTTTCTGCCTTTTGTTAATAAACACGCCATAATAAATTTTGTTTAAAAAAAGGGCAAATTGAGGATGTCCCCTAAATGCCCTCTT